GTCAGTGCGCTGGCGTGAGGTGCGTGCCGCCTTCCTGCGAGAACACCCGTTGTGTGTGGCTTGCAAGGCGACTGGACTGGTGGTGGCTGCCAAGGTTGCTGACCACATCAGGCCGCTCAAGGACGGCGGTGAGCGCTTTGATTGGGTGAACCTGCAAGGCCTTTGCGTCTCATGTCACAACCGAAAGACGGCGCGAGAGACCGCACGGCGCAGCTGACCCCCCCTAGGGGGTCTGAATCTCTACAGACGGCGGCCAAAGATGCGTGCGCCTGCCAAGATTTTTGCGCGTGCAAATTGAAACCTGGGGGGGATCCCCTGCAGGCGGCCTGATGCCAGGCCTGACCGTCGGGTACAACCTGCCGATCAGTTGAGATCGGAGATGAACTTTTCGATGTTGATCGCTTTGGATTTGCCCACCGAGCGAATGATGGAGTTGGCGACGTTTTCTTCAACTACGCTGTTCCATTTGGAAAAGCTCTTATCCGTCACGCTCTTGTCGAAGGCTGATCGGACCGCCACGCGCCCAGCCTTTAAATCAGCCGCGAGTGCGGACTGAACGAGGCATTTAGCGATGACGTCGGCTTTGCGCACTGGGAGTTTTCCGGTGGGTTTTAAGCCTCCATATTAACGATTACCAACAACTGAACCCAGATGGCCGGTCGAAAACCCCTTCCCACGGAGATCAAAAAGCTCAGGGGAACCCTGCAAAAGTGCAGGACCAACCTGCATGAGCCACAGCCTCGAGGGGATCTGGTTGCGCCGCCCGAGTACATGTCAGATGGTGCCAAGCAGGCCTGGCGTTATGCCATTGAGAGCGCGCCTGAACATTTGCTGCGCAAACTCGATATGTCGGTGCTGGAAGTCTGGTCCTGCGCTGCGGATTTGTACCGCAAGGCTCAGATCGGTATTACCAAAACTGGCCTATTGATCAAAGCGCCGAACACCGGAGTGCCAATGCAGTCGCCGTACCTGGCCATTGCGAACAAGCAGGCCCAGATCATGACCAAGGCAGCGGTGGAGATGGGATTTACGCCTGCTTCACGTTCGCGGATCACACAACCCACAGAGGCTGAGATTGATCTCGATCCTTGGGCGGACATTGCAGGCTGAGACTGAACTTTGGCGACCGAGAATTACGTTGATATTGCCCGCAAGTATGCGCAGGCAGTCGTTGCCGGTGACATCCTGACTTGCAAATGGGTCCAGCGGGCATGCCAACGACAGTTGAACGATCTGGCAAAGTTCAAAGGCAAGGCAAGTCCTTACCAGTTCAACCCGAAGCTCACCGACAAGGACGGACGGGAGTTCCGGCCCGCCGATAACCTGTGCGCGTTCATTGAGCGGCTGCCCCATGTCAAAGGGCCGCTGGCAGGCGAGACGATCAAGTTGGAACCTTGGCAGGTGTTCATCCTGACCACTGTCTTTGGCTGGGTCAAGCCCGACGGCAACCGCCGCTTTCGGCGCTCGTACATTGAAGTGCCACGCGGCAACGCCAAGTCGACCTTGTCTTCTGCGCTTGCGCTGTACATGCTGGCCGCTGACGGCGAAGGCGGGGCTGAGGTCTATTCCCTGGCCACCACCCGCGACCAGGCTCGAATCGTATTTGGTGATGCACAGACCATGGCGCGCAGGTCTCAAGGTTTTCGCACCCGGTTTTCTGTGAATGTCGGTGCGCACAACATGAACGTGCTGCAGACGGGATCCAAGTTTGAAGCGCTCTCAGCCGAGGGTTCAACGCTCGATGGTCTGAACATTCACTTTGGTTGTATCGATGAATTGCATGCCCACAAGACCCGTACCGTCTATGACGTGGTGGAGACTGGTACCGGTAAGCGAGATAACTCACTCTTGTGGGTGATCACCACCGCAGGCAGCAATCGCGCAGGCATTTGCTACGAAGTGCGAACCTTTGTAACGCGACTGCTTGATGGTGTGTTCGAGGACGACAGCCAGTTTGGCATCGTCTACGGGCTGGACGACGGGGACGACTGGACCAGCGAAGACTCGTTGATAAAGGCCAACCCCAACTGGGGCATCTCTGTGCGACCAGAAATTCTGGGACCACTGCAGGCTAAGGCTATGCAGTTGCCCAGCGCGATGAACAACTTCAAGACCAAACACTTGAACGAGTGGGTCAACGCCGACACAGCATGGATGGACATGCGTTCCTGGGACGCCTGCGCTGATCAGGACCTGGACATCGAGTCCTTTGTGGGGCAGCCCTGCTGGGTGGGGCTGGACCTGGCCAGCAAGACAGACATAGCCGCCTTGGTGATCGTATTTGCCCATCCTGAGATTGCCGACGCGTTTGCGGTCTTTGGTAAGTACTACCTGCCAGAAGACACGGTCAATGCCAACGGCAACAGTCAGTACTCGGGGTGGATGCACACCGGACGATTGATCGTGACGCCAGGCAATGTGATTGACTTCAGTTGGATCGAAGCTGATCTGAATGATCTGTCCTCTCGCTTTGCGGTGCAGGCCGTTGCTTTTGATCCGTTTCAGGCAACGCAACTCTCGACTCGAATGATGAGTGAGGGTCTGCCCATGATTGAAGTGCGTCCGACGGTGCTGAATTTCTCAGAACCGATGAAGACGCTTGAAGCCCTGGTGCTTCAAAAGAAATTGGTTCACGACGGCGACCCGGTGCTTGGCTGGATGGTCAGCAACGTGGTAGCCCACCTGGACGCCAAAGACAACATTTACCCACGCAAGGAGCGAGCAGAAAACAAGATCGACGGCATCGTTGCACTGATCATGGCGCTGTCGCGCGCGATCAAACCGGGCGACTCGGTGGTGCTGGGATCCGACTACGAGTTGATGTTGCTCTGAACCGATGGGACTGTTTAACTTTTTTGATCGCTTTCGCGGATCTGGTAGATCCAACGCCTCAGGTGGAGATCGTTCGCCATGGGGTGACTTTTCATTTGAGTCGATATCTGCGCGAAGTGGCAGTGGCATGCGCGTCTCGCCTGACAGCGCGCTTCGCCTAGCTGCTGTGTATGCATGTGTGCGTATCCTGGCCGAAACAATCGCATCACTGCCGTTGGTGGTTTACCAGCGCCGCCCTGACGGCGGCAAGGACAGGGTCACGGACCACTGGCTTTACCGCTTGATGGCCAAGCGGCCGAACAGGTTTCAAAATCCATTCGAGTGGCGCGAGATGCTGCAAGGCCACCTGGCTTTGCGAGGTAATGCCTACAACCAGATCATCACCAACCAGCGTGGCGAGATCATCGAACTCATGCCGATCCACCCGGACCGGGTCAAGATTGAGTTGTTGCCCTCAGGTGAATACCGCTACCGAATTAGCGACCGTTCTGGCACTGAGGTGATCTTGCCAAGAGGTGAGGTCTGGCATTTGCGTGGCCTATCTTCAGATGGGTTGATGGGTATGAGCCCGATTGAGCTTGCCCGGGAGAATCTGGGTACTGCACTAGCAGCCCAAGGCTACGGCGCACGTTTCTTTGCCAACGATGCCAAACCTACCGGCGGGTGGATTGAGTTTCCTGGCTCGTTCAAGGACTCAGAGGCCAAGAAGGTGTTCCGTGAGTCCTACCAGCAGGCACAGTCCGGGGCCAACCGAGGCAAGGTCCTGGTATTGGAAAACGGTATGAAGTTTCACGAAGTGGGCGTCACAAATAAAGACGCCCAGTTTCTGGAGCTGCGCAAGTTTCAGATCACCGACGTGGCCAGGCTCTTTCGTGTGCCACCGCACATGATTGCTGATCTTGATAGAGCGACCTTCTCCAACATCGAGCAGCAAAGCCTTGAGTTCGTCATGCACACCATGACGCCCTGGGCCGAGCGCTGGGAGGCCAGCATTCAGTCTGAGTTACTTCTAGAAAGTGACGATATAGAGATTGAGTTTGATTTTGCCAATCTGATGCGCGGTGATGCGTCCAGCCGCTCAAGCTACTACCAAAGTGGAATTCAAAACGGCTGGCTGACGCGCAACGAAGCACGCATTGCAGAAAACCTGAATCCCATTGAAGGACTTGATCAGCCACTACGACCACTCAATATGGTCGAGGAGAACGCGGCAGAGGATTTGGAAATCGATTCACAAGCAGAAGCGGCAGAGCCACCGCAGAAAAAAGCGATCGAGCCTTCGGAGGATGAGAGTGTTAGCCGACTCAGTGGGCGATATAGCGCCCTTGTTAAAACGACCTCTGAGCGACTTGCTCGCCGCATCGGCCGATCAGATCATGTGGCAGAAAAAGACATCTTGTTGATCTCCGAAGCCTTGGCCGTACCGCTAGACCAGGTTCAGCTTTGGGCAAGCCAAATAGACGAGCCGCTAGATCAAAAACAGCTCACCGAATCACTTATCTCCCTTGGACAGAATTTATGAAAAACCAACTGTTAGTCGCTGAATTTTTGGCAACGCCATGGGCCTTGATGCCTGAGCGCTTGAGTGCCCTGGCTACTGTCATTTCCCGGTGGTCACAAGGCGCACCCGCCAGCGACGCTGCCATGTTTCAGGTCCAAACAGACCGTGTGCTGCGTGACACTCGCAGACAGACCTCGGCTGCCATTTCGGGTGGCGGCATTGCTGTCATCCCTATTTACGGTGTCATCACACAGCGTGGAAATATGGTGGATGACGTCTCTGGCCCTGGCATGGTCAGCACCCAGATCATCACCCAGATGCTGAGGCAAGCTGTTGCCGATGATGCGGTCAGTCAGATCTTGCTCGACATTGATAGCCCTGGCGGCAGTGTCTATGGCGTTTCTGAATTGAGCGATGTGATTTTGAGTGCCCGTGCACAAAAGCCGGTGGTGGCCATTGCTAACAGTCTGGCAGCTTCGGCGGCTTACTGGATCGGTTCCCAAGCTGGCGAGTTCTATGTCACCGCCGGTGGCGAGGTCGGCTCCATTGGCGTGTGGCAGGCGCACCAGGACTACAGCAAAGCCATGGATGAGGCAGGCGTAAAGACCACGCTCATATCTGCGGGCAAGTTCAAGGTCGAGGGCAATCCATACGCTCCCCTGGACGAAGAAGCACAAGGATTTATGCAGTCCCGCGTTGATGACTATTACGCATCGTTCACGAAGGCTGTTGCTAAAGGGCGTGGTGTGCCCATCATTCAGGTACGAGAGGGCATGGGCCAAGGCCGCGTCTTGGGAGCTGATGCGGCCTTGGCGCAAAACATGGTGGACGGTATCGCGAGCTTCGATCAGGTCTTGAGCAAGATGCAAAAAGATGCAGCGTTAAGTGCTAAGTCCAGTTCACCTGTAAAACCCAAAACCACCCGCTTGGCCCAAGCCCGCTCAGAGCTTGGGATTCTGTAATTTGGACTGCCCCAGAGTTGCTCCGTTGAGCACCTCCAGTCCGAAAGGCGACCCGTAGGTTGCAACCCTGATGTG